GAGTGCTTGAAAACCTTTCTCTTATCCCGTTCTCAGGTGTGACCGATACAACAATAAATGCAGCAAAAGGTGTCGGTGCTGCTTCTGCCGCTCTTGGTGAATCCAAGATGCAACCTGTTGACATGGCAGCCACCGCTGAGCGTTACTTTCAACAAATCATGGCTGCATATGGTCCGCAGGGTTTACCCGCTGGTTTGAACTTTGGTGGCATAAAACAAAACGCCGGTACGTCTAGCCCTGTGTCTTCTTTACTTGGTCAGATTGCAAACAACACTAAAACCACCGCTGAAGCACTGACCTTACGCCGTGAGACGCTTGGTGGTGGGCAACTTGGGCAGTTAGGCGTAACTGCTGCTGAAATGGCTGGCGGCAATGGCGGGTCTTTTAGATTTGGTGATTTCTTTGGTGGTGGTAACAACGGTCTTATACCGGCAGGGACAGAGCTTGAACGATCGGTAAGACGCATCATGCGAGACGAAGCACGAAAGAACGGTACTCCTGGAATCATGAGGCGCTTCTAATGGCGAATGCTTGGCCACTAAAGATTGAAGTAGACTGCCCAGAACCACGCCCTCAAAAGGGGCGCTTGATTGTTGCAGCTGACGGCACTACATGGGATTTAGCCAAGAGTAGCGGTGTGTGGCTAGAGCCATCAAGCCTAACACTTATGCTTGCTCCGCTACCGACAACGGCGGCATGGCGTACAACCTATGCTGGTAACTATGCACGGTTTCAAAAGACCGACTACACGCTAACCACGGCGGCATCTTGGAAGCAGATGCAGATCAAAGCATCAGGTGATTACTACCTACAAAGCCTCAACGTTACCGAGCGAGCAACGCTCACAACCGCATGGAGTGCTAACCAACCAGCCTACATTAGCCTCTATGTACCGGGGCTAAAAGATTCAGATGAAACGATCATTCTTAAGGCTGGCTGGGGTGTCGGTAGTGCTGGAAGCGTTGAGGTTTGGTTTGCCGCTAATGGAAGCGCTCAGGTTTACAAGAGCGGTGTACTGGTTGGCACCTATCAGCGCAACGATTCCAACATTGCACCGCAAGCCAACGCCGTCTACCTAACATCGGTGGCTAGTGACTTCATAACCATTATGATGATTCCCTGCCGCCGCCGTGAGTTGGTTGTAAGCACTTCTACCGGGCTTGCTTTTAGCCATGTCTTTGCTGATCTATCGGCTGGAATCTCAAACACGATTACACCTGCCGCCGCTTTTAGTTGGTTGATACCGCAGGGACAAGCAAGCGTACAGCTCGCAAAACTACAGTTTGCTACAAGTGGTTATGCGGTTAGCCCGGTGAAGAAACTCCGCTACCCACCGCCAACAGGTGCAACCTTTCAAGCTACGTTTGCTTATGATGCAATCGGCCCAGGCGCAAGCGCTGGCAGTTACTCGGTAGTCAAGGATGACCTGACAGCCTACACGCCTAACGGTGTCATAACCGATGTAAGGGCAAAGGTCAGCCTAACGAGTAGCACAGGATCCGCAACGCTTGGATTCTACGAAATAGACCTTGTCTATGATGCAGCGGTAGGAAGTACAGCAAACGACCCAACAGACATCACCTGCAATGTTGAGCGCCTGAGCATCAGCGTAGATGATAATGGTAGGGCTACGTGTAGCCTGACAACCCGTAGGAAGCCCATCACGGATGCCGGAGTAGATCAACCGCAGATTACTTCAGACCGACCAATCCGTATTGCCCTAAGCGATGGAGCAACGCCGACACCTGCATACATCGATGTATTCCGTGGGACGCTTACACCTCCGGAAATCACCTACGAAGAAAACGATACTACTAGGGATTACAGTATCTTTGTGTACTCTGGTCAAGACCGCTCCCGCGACTTTGACTTAGCGTATATCGTGGAGTCGTACCCATATGATGGCCTCAATGCAACTAACGCGATTATCGACCTTTTATTGATTGCTGGCTACGATGATTCGGTATCTCCTTACTTTGGCGGTAATAACCCATCACTTGACTTGCCTTACAGTCCTAACATCTCAAAGGGTCAGTACGCTTTTGCTCCTGATTTCTTTGATACTGTTGGTGGCACGTTGGACAAGATTAAGAATGATTACTTTGCCAACTACCTAACCGGTTGGATGCCAACAACAAGCGGTTATTTATATATGTGGATTGATCCTGCTGTCGCTTCCACAACACCGGTGATGACGCTATATCAAAGCATTGCCGCAGCTACAACCGCTGGCGTTACCGAAGTACTAAGGCCTAAGCGGGTTGTACGCAAGATGTCAAGCCACTACGAGACACCGGAAGCCACACAGGTACAGGTTGTCGGGCAAGACCCAGCAACCGGTTTATTCATTACAAAGAGCCTTATAGATTCAGCTGCTGAGATAGCAAGCACCGCACCAGCGTCAAGGCCTTATAACTGGCGAGGTAGACCGGTGCCGTATCAACTACGAGACCCGGCACTAACCACGCAGGATGCAGTAGATCAAGCTTGTGATTTGCTTTATAACCGGTTGACTACAGGGCGTATTCTTATTGAGTGGGAGTCTGATTTCTTGGTACTAAGTACAAACAACCGCCCTTTATGGCTTGGTGATGTAGTGCGTATCATGGAGCCGGACGGTACAACCACCAAGGGTGATTACCGCATTATCGGCATCCCGACCATTGACTTTGTTACCGAGCAGACCAGCGGGTTTAGCGTACGCAAAGCCGTTTACCGTGGCCAGAAAGTCTAACCATGGCATACATAGACGGCACCCGTACATCAACGCTCACAATGTCACACACCCAGAATGTGACCGAGCGCATCTGGAATCCGTTCGCGGTGCAACCTCTAGAGCCTGACTACGATACACACTTTACAAACTTTACATTCGGTGGTCATCTTGGCTTCCTTGGATCACTTGCGATTGCTACGAACGTGGTTGCGCCTTCTCCTGGCTCTGCTTGGACTTGGGAACTACGGGCAAATCTTGCGGTAAACAACGGCCACGGAAGCACCAACTCCGGATATGTGGTGCTTGCTTCAGGAAGTGAAACCGGAGGCACTACATATCGGGATGTAAGCGTAACCTGTGCAGGTACCTTTAGCGCATCAGTATCAACCGATAAACTTTGGACTATAACCGAGGCTGGCTTTTCTTCATCTACGGCACCTACCGCGTTTCCTAGCCTAACCTCCTACACGTGGAATGAACTGACCACCTCGGGCGCTACAGCGGCTTGTAGCATCACGGCTAATGGTGGGAGCGTTGCGGTGTCCGCAGCTGCTACATCAAGACGAACACCAGACTACACGGCTATCCTAAGTGCTAATGGATTCTCAAGCGGTGACGTACGCCACGACTTTACGGTAAGCCTGGTCAAGGTCAACACCGTTGCCGTGCATGACATTACACACGCTCATACCTTCCACAACCAGAGCGCCACCGAGTGGAGCCTAAGCCTGTTAGGTGAGACAGACGGCTTTGGTATCGTGTCATCTGCAAGCGGAACAATCAGCACGTCATCGTGCCTTGATCGTGCCGTTTCCATTGTCGGCAGGATACGAGCATGGGAAGGTGCATACCCAGATAACCTCGATGTGGTTGTTACCGGGTACGATGGCGGCACCCGTACGGTTACAAGCTCAGGCGGGTCTTACGGTGGACAGGATACCTTTGTAGCCTACAGCACGACCACGGTGCTAACCGACCCTACCTATGGCAGCAACAGCCTAACAACCAGCCTAAACGATGTGCCTGAGTGGATATCAGCGGCACTATCAAGCAGTGGCCTAACCACAAACGGAGACAGTAGCACAGACACCCGCGTACTCTTCCGTGGCTTCCGCTTCAATGGCTGGTCAATCGCAGAAACAAACAACCGTTCGATAGGCCTTACAGGTAACGATAGGCTTTATGCACCGTATGAAGGCATGAGCGGATACCGGTATCTTGCCATCCAGATAAAAGCACAAAGCGGCACCAACCAGACCGGCTACATTGAACTGACCGATTACCACGGCAACACCAAACGATGGCAGGTTGTGGCTCCTACGACCTCCTACAGCACGGTAACCCTTGACCTTTGCAGCCCTGACATATGGAGCCTTGGAGCCTTACCGGCAACCGAAGATAAAGACAACCCGTACCCGCGCAAGAATACAACATCCAGCAGCTACGCCGGTAGTGAGTCTGTCGATACGGCTTACTGGGGCATCACGTCATGCCAGCGGCTAAGGGTATCTAGCGGATCTATTGACATTGGTACAACCACTCTAACCTACACGAACACCGATTCAACCTATGTGCCGGATACTTTTACCGCTCAGTTTGAACGCATCACACCGGCTATTGTTTCGGAAGCAGACACGACAACATTCTTCTACGGTAGAAGATTTTGGCAACAAGACAGAGACGGGCGCACCGAAGAAGAGTCAGATGTTTGGTGGCAGAAGACGGTAGGCGGTGCAACAGGTGTGACTACCTACAGCGTAGATCCGGTAACAATCAGCGAACTGTGTGACCAGATCAATGCAAGCGATGTTTCGATTGTTCGGCATCCTGGCTGGGTGGCAACGAACTCCGTAGCCTACCCGGCGGGTGCTACCTGCTCTGCATCTCAACCACCGCTTAGAGATTGTTTCCTGAACGGCGTAACCGGCTATTCGACATGGCTAAGGGGCGGCGGTATCCTTGCCACGCCACACGCTACAACCGGCACAGACTTTGCCTACGGGCATCAGTTGGCGGCAGGTACCATCGTAGCCCAGACACTCTTTGACCGCATCAATGGTAACTTCCCGCCAGACCTTCCAGACCCGTTCGACATCAACGGTGGCACTGAAGCAGGCTTGTACTTGGCGGGTGGTTCCTTGCTCAGGGGTATTGCCCATGGTGCTTTGTTGGATAATGCCGGTGACCCGCTCACAAGCGGAACCGTCAACCTTCTGCTAACCAGCACGAGCGCAAACCGGGGTAGTGATTCCACGATAGATGCCGAGGGGCGGTACTTTACATCCACTCCCTGGGGGCTTGGTGAAAGCAATCATACGGTTACCTACAGCACATCTACAATCGGTCTATTGCCGCTTCACACATCGCACCGCTTCCGCAGCTGGTTCCGTGAGCAGGAGCTTGCTGGTGTATGTGTCTCTGCTGCCGTGGCACCGAACCAGAGATTCTGCTATGCCGTCATCGAGTCAGGGGCGGTAGCCCTTCACTTTGCCGATGGCCCGAACGCGACCAACTTTGTGATGGTAACAACCAGCATAACGGATGCCAGTTGCGTCCATATTGCATACGATCCGACAAGCGCAAAAAGTCGGCTGTATATAGTGGTCGAGGCATCAGGTAATGATGTCAAAGAATATTACACAGATGACGAGGGGGTAACAGTCTCCGTGGCAGTAACAGTAACCAGTAATGGGGATGATGCTTCAGTAGCCATCAACCCAATGGGTAAGCGCATCGTTGTCTATCATCACAACAATGACCTCTATAGGGTCATCTACGACCCGCAGGGTAACGTTATAACGGCGGCTAGTGTGATTGTCACTGGTGGCGTACACCAAGGTAAGACGGCTATTGCTTGGAGGCTTGGCACTTGGTACGCCTACTACCGTGATGGTGGTAGCAGTCTCATTCAGATATCGAGCATCGATGATGGTGAGACTTGGAGCTAAGGAAAAAGGGGTGCTGGGCAGATGAGGAAACAGCAACCGGGAGACTGCCCAGCGGGTGTCGGGAGATAAGGTCGACAAGGAGAATATACCACCATGACAAGGCCTATCGCTTTAAGGGCAGCAAAAGAAGCCCTAGACAATATTGGTGTGCAGGAGACTGGGGACAATCGCGGCAAGGCCGTTGAAGTCTACCAAGCGTCTACGGTTCCACCCGTGCCACCCGGTAGCCCTTGGTGTGCCGCCTTTGTGGTGTACAGGCTTAGGAATGCGGCTCATGACCTATCCCTAACAATCCCCCTAGACTGGCCACGCTCGGCTTACTGTCCTGATCATGGCAACTGGGCAAGGCGTACCAAGAACTGGCTAAGCGTGAAGGATGCGGAAGCAGACCCTACCAAGGTACGCATCGGTGACCTGTGTTGCTTCTGGTTTGCTCCGCTCAACCGGTTGGCTCATATCGGTATCGTGACCGGTGTATTTCCTTGGGGTGTAAAGACCGTTGAAGGCAACACAAGCCCAGAGATGGAAGATGAAGACAAGGTAGAGCGCGAGGGGGACGGTGTCTACCGCAAGGCCAGAGCATGGCGCGAGCTTGGCAGTAACGGTGGCTTTGTGTCTATCGACTGGTAGATAATGCGTTGATTGGTTGTATACCTCACGGTGGGATAGTGCTGTAGAGGTATCAACCAATGACAGTAATTGAGTACAAGTCAGAAACAAATGATTTGCCCCTGTGTCTTATGTCAGACCTGCACATTGGTGGGCTACACGTAGACTACAACCTGATTGAAAAAGAGCTCAAACACGCTAAAGATATAGGCGCAAAGATACTCATCAACGGCGATGTGTTTGATGCCATCATGCCGGGAGACCGGAAGCGGTACCGGGCTAACAACCTACACCCAAGGATGTTCCAGGCTGGGGATGACATGATCGGCGAAAGCATTCGCTGGGCTATTGAAATCCTGCAGCCGTACAAAGATAACATCCTGATGATTGGCGATGGCAACCACGATGACGCGGTAGCAAGGTATCACCACATCGAGCCGGTGAAACATCTGGTGATTGCTCTCAACGGGCCGGGTGCCGCTAAGATTAAGTACGGCGGTTACCACGGCTTCATCCACATAAAGATGCCTGTATCAGAAGTGACAGGCAAGCCACGCTGGGCGCATTACGTCATCCATTACCATCATGGCGCAGGAGGTGCTGCACCGGTCACCAAGGGCGCTATCACTTTCTCCCGTGCATCTATGTGGCTGGAAGGTGTAGACGCTATCTGGAGGGGTCACACGCATCACCGTCAAGCGGGACGCGACAGCAAGATAAGCTTCAACCCCGGCATATCGGAACCGTCAGAGCGAGTGCTGACCAAGGATGTCCTAACGCTCCGAACCGGATCATACATAGACACGTACAAGGGTACGACTAGCGAGGAGCTTATACAGCATGGCCGAAAGGATGGCTACGCGGCTTTGTGGGATGCGCCTAACCTCCCGAAGGGTGGCTTGATGCTTCACCTGCATTCAAGTAGAAACAAATCAAATCCAAGTCAACCGCACGTACCACGGGTAACAGACCGGCTAGAGATGTAGACGAAAAAAGACCCGATTGTTTAGATCGGGTCTCTTTGCATCCAGCACAGTTGTTGTTTTTTTGATTTCCCTTGCGGGTGATTCCATTCTACCTTATGGCATCAACTCTTTTGCCATCTGTGCAATCCAAGCGCGTACGTCCCAATCCGAAGGGGCGCCGAAGGTGAACTGTTCGGCGCTGATGTTGATGTCAACTCCGCCGGAACTGTAGACCACACTAAGCAACTCACCCTTGCAGGTAGTGAACCAGAGCATCCGGGAAAGGTTGTGGATTTTGACACGGATAGAACGCTGATATTGGAACGCTTCCAGCGCTTCATTCCACATCGCACTAAAGTCAAGCTCGATTGTTTCAAAGGTTGTATGGCCGTGCTTTAGCACTTCCTCCAACCGCTCCATCGTGTACACTTCATCTACTACTGTCATTACTTATCTCCCTGCGGTGTATATCCGCATCCAGAATATACACTGAATGCGGATAACTGTCAAACTGTTTTAATGGTTACCGATTCGGTAGCCGGTATTAGGTCAAGCCCTGGCGCGTGGTCAAGGGCAAAGTCACTGAGTTTGCTAACCAGCACGGTGTGCTTTGTCTTGACCGCTTCAGGGTTGTGGTGCATCAGCCACGCTACTGTTTCTTCTTCATCAACCACGCGAACCTTTTCGGCAACGGATCTAAACGAAACCGTACCGTAAGGACACGTCCAAGTCTTGACCTTTAGGCTGCCGTCTGCCTTGCGCGGTAGTTGGCTCATTGCGTAGTCTTGCAGCTGGGCGTTGTACCGTGCTTCCAGCCAGTCAAGCCGGGCCTGATGCTTTGCAACCATCTTGCGGGTGTTCTCTACGATGGCTTCCATCTTGGCTTTCTCAGCCTGCAGGGCTGCCTCGATGTCCATCCGCTTGCGCATCACCAGGAGCGCAAGGTCTTCTGATGATTCGTTGCCCGTTATCCAGCCGGACATCGGCCCGGCATACTCGCCGGTTTCCTCGTCGTACAGCTCACCATCAATCACGTCAAAACCCATTATCTATTTCCTCCCAGCGGTCTAGCCTTCAGCGGCTGGTCAATAACGATATTGCCCTGTGGGCCTCTACGGTAGTCATCACGGGGCGCTACCGCGCCGTTTGCATCATCATCCTCATCTGCCGATATTGCCAGCAGAGCGGACACGCTATACCGGCGGCCATAAGTAAGAGCAGAGCCTAAGCCGTGAGCGTCTGGCTTGGTTACCGGGATGGTTGCCGTAGTGCTGATCCACTCACCGGATGCGTGAATGATGCGGCTCTCTACAGTAATCGCTGTGACCTTGCCATCTGTGACGTGAGTTTCCGTGGTGCCTTGTGTTAGCATCAGGTCGTTTGCCGTAAGGATAGGGCGCAAAGCGTCCAAGATGGAATCCAAGGTTACATACTTGCTTTTGAATGCAGGGTTGTTGCCCTCTTTGCTGATGCCCTGCATCCGGCTTTGAGCCTTAATGAGGGAAGGGGCAATAGCCCCTATGTTTTCGCTACTAGTCATTATTTATCTCCCGTGGTGTCTGGGTCAGTGATGCTGATCCAAACGGTTTTATCGTTGAACTTGATCAGGTTACCTTCAATGAAAAACTTACTGTTCTTGTCACGCTCATAGATTAGCCAATCTTGCGCTTCATCTAACGTGAGCTCGTGCCAATCTTTTAGCCCGTGAGCCTTGATGGTTTTGCCCTCTTCATCGGCAATCTCTACCATCTCGTAAGCTTGCTGGAAAAGTGTCATTACTTATCTCCCGTGCCATTTACGAATGTCGCTAAGGATGTTCTGCACATCTTGTACACTTGCCGGTCTATTTTCACCGTGGTTCTCAATCAGAACATCAAGCAACTCAACACTCTTTGTTTGTGAATACCATTTGCGAATGTAGCCCAAAAGTGCATCAACTGATGCGTAGCTGATCATGTGCTGTGGTGAGCCGTACTCTGCAAGTACGTTTGCCATCTCTGCTTTTATTTCCGGTGTCATTATCTTTATCTCCCGTACCGCTTGGTACATCAACAATATACATTGTAGATATATATAACGCAAGGGGTTGACAGCATATTATATTCCTGTGGTATATATGGAACATGATTAGAGGATTGACACAAAACGAGTTATCTCGGCGTACTGGTTTCAAGCAGCCACGTATCAGTGACTATATGACCGGAAAGAAAGCGCCATCAGATACAAGCCTGATTGCTCTGGCTGAAGCGATGGACATGGATCCTGCGGAACTGAGCAAACAGCTCCTGATGCGCAGAACACTGCGTAAGGGCAAAGCCCCGGAAGCACCAGAGCAACCGGGCGAATAAGGATTAGGGAGATAAAGACGATGCAACGATGCAACGATTGTGCGGACAAAGTAGTAGATATGGATTCATTGTGTACGGCTTGCCGGATGGCAGAGTGGCGGCACTTCCAGGATGAAGAAGCGGCAAAGCGCCTGAAGCGTGAAGCCTTGGAGCAGCACCGCGATGCTTACCTCGGTAGGAAGAAAGCCATGCGGGATGCTATCAAGGCGGGTGTGATCTGTGCGGTAACCGTCCTGCTACTGCTGGCTATGGTTGCCGCAGCTAAGGACGCGTTGCAGTATGAGTGGGAACGCAAGCCGGAGTTACTTAGGGCGCAGGGTGTCAAGTGAGATACCTCAGTGTGTGTAGCGGTATTGAAGCCGCATCCGTTGCATGGGAGTCCCTCGGCTGGACTCCCGTTGCCTTTGCAGAGATTGAAAAGTTTCCGTCTAAGGTGTTAGCCCATCACTATCCTGGAGTGGCTAACCTTGGTGACATGACCAGATTTAGGGAGTGGGATATTGAAAGAGATGCAGTTGACGTTCTCGTTGGAGGGACTCCCTGCCAGTCCTTCAGCGTTGCCGGACTCCGCAAAGGGCTTGACGATCCAAGAGGCAATCTTGCACTCACCTTCATTGCAATGGTTGAACACTACCGCCCAGAATGGGTTA